TTTACATAGCAGATTCAGATTATCCTGCAATGCCTGTTATTTCTTCTCCTTTCCCAAATTTCATGGTACTCAGGTTCTTTAAATAAATTAATACGCTTGAAGCTTCGTCCCTGCTCCTGGAGCGCAGCCACCTTTCGTATCATTCGTTGGTGGACTTTCTCACTTGTTTTTACCCGCGCCAGTCGTATATCTTCTACATACTCTTCCCCTGGCGCTTGTTTTATGGGCCGTATCCCCAAGTCAGTCGCGATGCTGACTCTCGCAGGTACGGTAAGGGCAACAAGGCCCTCCCTCATTTTCCAGACTTCCCGGTCGAAGTAATCCTTCAGCACAGAGCAAATGGGCACCTCAGCGTCTAACATCTCCGTCCCGACGTCGGTCCACTCTGGAAGCCCCTGGTAGGGCTCTCTGATCGCTTTCATCACTTCTTCAACTTGGCTTTTTGGCACCAAGTAGCGGCTTGACGTTCGCTTGTCTTCCGCAGCAAGTCTGTACTTTTCTTCCGGCCACCCCGGGCGGACTAATGCCTTAGGCTTTCTCTGGTTTTTCCACCATCCCCTCACGTCTTCCTCGACAAACGCGAGCTCGGTTCCAATCCCTCCCATTGATGGAGGTAAATGTACTTTGAGCCGGCGCTGGATCAGCTTTCTCAAGGCTGTGTCGTCAAAAAGATGGGAGCTGGCGTACTCTTCCCAGGATTCTTGCGCAAAGGCCGTCCTGCCATCCGTGATGGCCAGAAGGAGGGAGGGTCTCAATATACCCACATGCTTAAATTCACTGCCCCAGGCGGCCTCCTCTCGCCACCAAAGCTCGGAGTTAACGGTGAAGGCCCACTTTGAGAGTAGGCTCTTACCAGGACTAACAACCCCCCAGATTGCGGCAACCCCTTTTGCCCAACCCGCCCCGAGGTCATCTGTCCCGAAGACGATATCGTCACCGTTAACACCAACAGGAGCCTGGTTGAGCTCCTGCAGGAATCTTCGCCCCCATTTATCTTGATTTTTTTTATCGAAACCCGTTCCAACAGCCCAAGCAGTCAAAGAAACAAGACAAAGTATCGGGAAGCTCAAAATGGAACCCATGAGCTGGCCCCGATTCTGAGAAAAGAAGCGCGATCCATCTTTCAGGTCCGCTTTTGTTGTGAACTTCTTCATCCTTTCCACTTGATCCTCTGAGAGGCCAAACAATTCTGCCAGTCTACGGAAAACGATCTCGGCTAGAGCGCCGTTGAAAGTATCCGTCGCGCTCTGTAGATCACCAGAGCAGACATAGCTGTAATCATTCAGCCTCCCATCTTGGTTGTCCCACCACTCCTGGACACTCCTCCCCGCAATCGCCCACTTCTGGCGGCTGATCAACCCAAACATGTACTTATTGCAGAACGCAAATTCCATGTTCTCGTAAGAGTCAAGAGTGATCACCCTTATTTTTCCGCCAGAAAGGATTGCCTTTGGGATTACCCAAGGTCTCCCCACCGCCTTTGAAAGGCCATAAAACAAGTTTCTTTTATTCTTTCCCTCAACGCAAGCCGCGCTCTGCGTAGGCACGAATGCCTGTTTGTTCTTGGAAAATTTTCTAGCACTCTTTTCGGTGAAGAGGGCATCCACGACCTTAGTCATAAATGCCTTGGTGCGATCCTCCATCGCAACGTCCACACCTTCCGGACGCCCACTTGTAAGCAGTGCAATCGTTTTATCTAAACTTTTTTTTAAATTTTCGCGTCTGTTGACTATCAGACATTTTCTCGCAAGATATAGAGAGAAGACAGAAGCGCTTGTGAGTTCGTCTTGTGGTTCATCTTGCACCTGATCCATGGTGCCGAAGAACTCCTCAACCATCGTCAAGATGGCTTTTAACGCACTCCTCTGTTCTCATGTTGTCTGGCACCCCCATCATATGCTGAAGCTTCCCCCAGATATGATTGCACAAGGCCTGCTCGTCGTCTTGGTTCCCGTTAGGGTCTTGACGAATGTTCTCGAGCAAGCGGGCACACGACTCCCACTCTCTTACTTCCTCCTCTGCGGCCTCCACTCTGGATGTGAAGTCAATTCCGCTTTTCGTTACGCCTCCAGTGGCGGTATTTTTGGTCTCGTGGTTTGTTTCCACGGTGCTTTGGTCACCGTCCTTTTCAGAACAGTCGCCCGGCGTCGCAACACTGCCGTCTTCTTCGCCTCCTTCTGGGTGGAGTTTCCCTTCGCTTGCGCGGTCCAAGCTCGCGGCCAACATTTTTTTTATGGCGTCGACGACCATATCCAGGCGGCGGGAGAAACTTTTCTCTCTCCTCTTCTCGACGCTGCGCAGCCAGCGGAGATACGCCCTTGTACGGCTAGTCCGTACCCTTTCCAATTCGCCCTTACAACGCGCTTCTGGAAGCTCACGCGAGGTTTGCCTGGCCTGCTCGGCAAAATGGCCCAAACAGGAGGTCTTGAATGAAGGTAATTTCCGGTATAAGAGATGTTTAGTCTCCCGATGACCCCTTCGAATCATCACCGTATACAGGGCCTTTCCCCCTTGGTCAAGCGGTTTACGATACCACCAAAACGACCGCACACAAAGATCGTTCCTTCGCCGTTGTTTCGCTACTAAGATACCCTTGCGGGCTTTACACTTTTCACTACTACGCGTGACGTAGGTCCACCACTTCATGGACGGGCTCTCGCGGATGCGGAAGTGCTACTGGCTTAGCCGTACCCTATTCCGCAATAGGGCCTCACCTTTTCACACTAACGCTCGGGGCTCGAAGCCTCGGCATCCACCCCGGACCTGGTTCCGATTTTTGTTATTTAAAACAGAGTAATTCACTTAAGAATTCCCAAATCTGCCAGCCAGGTTTGAGACTCGTCAGAGTTTACTAAGTACTGCCGGAGAGGTCAATCGTTACCATCCTGGGAAGACGGCTATGACATCGCGGTCGCGGTACTCAGCTCACACCAACAAAGAGCTCAACCCCTTTTCTTTATAGACGGTTTAAGACCTAGGAGAATCATCCAATGTGACTCCATCCAGACTGCTGAATAAGCAGTTTGAAACCGTCTCTCCACTCGATCAGCACGCGAACGTGCAAACCTTGCGGAGGCCTATGTTTTTCGAAACGAG